AGACGATATCGCTGCCATACCGCGAAAACCCTGCGTGCCCGCGCACCGTCAGCGCCGTTTTTCCCAGCCATACCTCAATCATCCCGGCTGCGCCGCCTCTCCGGCGCGCCTGCGCGCTTGCTGCACTCTGGCTGGCTCCGCGTCCTGCTTCTTTGCCGTCTGCATCCCGCCCGGAGCCTCCGGTGAGGGCGAGCTCGCCAGCCGCGCATACAGTTCCGGCTCGTACCGCCCCGCCAGCGTCAGCGCCATGCGCTGCCACGCCGCCGCATCCGCGCCGGAGCGAATCTTCTGCAAGATCTGCTGCTTGCCGTCAAAGTCCATCATATCGAGGCACGCCAGCGCCTGCGTCTCCATCTCCGGCCGGAAAAAGCCCAGCTGGAAAAACTGCAGCGCCAGTTCGTTCTGCGCCAGCTTCGTATAGGCCGTGTGCTTCTGCGCCGCAACACTGACGTCGAACACCGGCATCCGCATGAGCGCCTCCGGCCCCATGCTCTGCGCCTTCAGCCGCGCGTTGCAGTAGGACACAAACTCCTCTGCCCCGCCTGCGCCCACAATGCGGAACCTGCGCGGCAGATCGTAAAACTGCCGGATGCGTTCGATCACCATGCGGATCAGCCGCGCATAAGCCCGGTATGCCGACTGCGTCGATGCGCGTGAGCTGCGCCCGGATGCCTCCTGCAAAGCCGCGATGGCCGAGGCCGCCGTCACACCGGACGAAACCTGTCCGTTCGTCACATCCGTATTGCCCGTCGTCCATTTGAGTTCCTCGATCTTGTTGTTCAAAACCTGCACGCAGATCCCCGGCAGCATATTGACCTGCACCTGCTGTAAGGAGTCCTGTCCCAGATTCCCGTCCACATGCACAAACGGCTTCGTCCAATCCGCGTATTCCTGCTCATTAACTGACCCGTCTGAGCGGCGGAACCATCTTGGCGTCGCCGCCATGATCGTGTTCTTCACAATAGCCTGATCCATTCGGTCAATCTGCTCCTGCGCGCCCTTGCCGATATCAATGTATCCGTACCCGCAGATCGAGCCCTCGATGGGAAACAGCCGGTCAAAGATGAACGGATAATCCCCGTCGTCATACAGTCCCCGCTCACACGTTGGCGCACGCACCGGCGTCTGCACCAAAACCGCCTCGCCCGTCTCCGGGTCGCGTGCCTCGCGCGTGACCGACGGGACAAACGTGTCGTTCTCCGTCGCGTACAAGACTGTCTCGCCCACATACTTGCAGTAATGCAGCACGCTCCTTCCGCCCACGCGCTTCTTGTAATACCAATCTACCACCAGCGTCTTTTCCGAAAGATCTACCGCATCGTCCGTCCGGTAACGGGAAAGCACCACGCTGCTCCCGCCGAGTTTTCCCGCCAGCTGCGGATACGCCGCCAGCAGCGTCTCATTGTCCTCCAGTTCCAGATAAAACACATTCTGCGACTTCTGGATATCCGTTACGCCCGGCTCCCAAAACAGGTTCAGCACATTCACGGGCCGAATCGAAATATCTCCCAGTCCGCCAAGCTTCTCCTGGTCCCAGTACACGCCCCACACGCCTGTACCCTGCTTCATCTTCTGCCAGCAGGTATCGGAGTAGACCTCTTCAAAATCGTTCTGCTCCAAAATGCACGGAATGATTGACGAGAGCATCTGCGCCTCCTGCCGGTCGTCCGGTTCCCGCGGGCGGATGACCGGCCCCGGATAGGCCGCAACCGCATCGGCATGCTTGCCCATGATGACGTTGAACAGCCACCCGGACGCGGGCCGGTCATCGTTCGGATTGCCCTTGTCCGAAAACTGCCGCCACTGCCGCAGCTTCCACCAGTCCTCGTCGGCGATGATGCGCCGTTCCAGATTCTGCTTGCCCTGCTTGTAGCGGCGCAGAATGTCCGCCGCCCTCCGCAGTTCCCGCTCCCCGATCACGGGGACACCTGTTGTCCGTACCTCCATTGCTTCCTCCTTATTTCAGTTGGTTCAGCGGGTCTGACCAGACCGCCGCCGTCTGCGCCTGCATCATTGGCTTCACCGGACGCGACATACAGAAATACCGCCATTCGTCGCACACATGATCCTCCATCGCCGTGTCCAGATCCTCCGGCCGCGTCTGCGAATACAGCATCAGCGGCACTGTCCGGATAAACGCCCTGCAATTTTTGAACACATACATGCGCGGGTACCCGTTTTCGTCGAATTGCAGCCGGTAATGGCACTGCATCCAGCCCGCGATGCGCTCGTTATCGCCCGGCGTAAAATACACGCCGTACCGCGCCGCCGTTTGCGCCACGCTTTCCCCGCGTGAAGCGTCCCAGATCGCCGGGTCCGCCACGCCTGTAATCTCCCGGCCCTTGAGCCACGGATGCTCCGTCTCGATCCGCCGGATCTCGGCAAACTGCCGGTCCGGCGTCCACTTGACGCCCTCGTTCGGCGTCTTCGTACACCCGTAAAGTTCCAGAATGCGGTAAATAACTCCATCGTAGTCAACTGCCCACCATGCACAGGAAAACGGCTTTCCATACCCGAAGTCATAACTCCGGCAGACTGTCCATCCCTTATCCGGCGTAAATGGCTCGATCACATGCGTCCACTGCCGGTCTTGATAATGCTCCGGCGCATCGCGGAAGTCCTCAAAGAACTGTCCCTCGTACACATCCCATGACCCGTACAGCCACGCCTCGCGCAGTTTCGGCGGCAGTGTCTCCAGCTGCTTCAGATACTCCGGCTGCTGCCGCATTAAAGCCCGGTTGTCCGTCACCAGCGCCTGCACAAAGCTGTAATTTTCCGGCTCCTCGCCCGTCTCGAACCGGCGGTCAATGAACAGCCGCTTAAAATACCCATGCCCCGGCCCGCCGGGGTTCAGCGTGTAATACGTCCGCTTCGGCAGCCCGTTCGTCCCGCGCACGCAGGCGTTGATTGCGTCGATCCACGCCTTTTGCAGCTGCCCGGCCTCGTCGAGAAACACCACGTCGTATTCTGCGCCCTGGTACTGTGCCATATCGCCGTTGCACGCGCAGTAGCCGAACGTGATCGTCGATCCATTTGGAAATTCAAACCGCTTGTCAGACGCCTTATACTTCGCAATCCCCGCCAAATCCTGCCGCAGCGGGTCAATGTGATTGTTCTGCAATTCCCGCAGTGTCCTTCGCACGATCAGCAGCTTGATTCCTGCGTACCGCAGCGCCAGCAGCTTCGCCTTCGTACGCACCGCCCAGCTTTTCCCGCCGCCTCTTGCCCCGCCGTAAGCGATGTGCCGGTGCCGGTCCAGCAAAAAGCGCCTCTGCTTCTCGTTCGGCACGCCGATGCGCAGTTCCGTCATCCTGAAAATTCCTCCGCTTCCCGCTCAAATACCACACGGACGCCCGTTTCCTGTCCGCCGCGTTCCTCCTGCAGCTCCTGCCGGATCTCGACCGCCTGCTTCATCACCTTCGCCAATTCCCCCAACTCCTTGCTCGGCGTTTCGCCGTCCTTGATCTGATCCAGCAGCCGCTTCGAGATCGTTTCCAGCGCCTTTTCCAGATTTCCGGACGCCTTTTCAATGGGATCCCGGCGTGCCTTTCCGGCCTTTTCCTCAGTCATCCGCATACCTCGCATTGATGGCGGTATAGAGTTCGCATTTTCCGCAGTTTTTCGTCCTGCAGAAAATCTCCATCTGCTGCCGCTTCGCCCGGCCTGAAGCGAACGTCAGCCGCAGAAAGCTTTCGTCCGTGATTCCTTCGCAGTAAATGCTCCTGCCGCTGTCCTCCCGGTAAAACGGGCACCATACCGGCTCAAAGTCCTTCTCCCCGTTCTGCATCCATCTCCACCTCCCGTCTGTGTTCATACCCCGCTCGCGCCGCCAGCGCCTCCACCCCCACCGTTTCCAGCAGGAACTCCTCCATGCACGCCGCATGTACCGCCGTGCCGTCCATCGCCTCATACCGCTCGTCCGCCTCCGTAACGGCCTCGCCGCACCACCGGCAGACGCAGCTGCGCATCATCCTCCTGCACCTCCCCAAGTAACCGCAGATGACTCTTGTCGATTGAATCATCGGTCACCAAAATCATATTTTTATGCGATACGCGGTTGACAAAACGCGCCGCGCCGGATACAATAAAGTTGTTTGAATCTCCGGCTGCGGCGCCGCTCTTTTTCATGTCTGGCAGACCCAGTTTCTCCCGGCCCGCCGCGTTCTCCGCATCTGCCCTCTGAATATATCGCATTAATATACGATTGTCAAGGGGAGTGTGTCGCACTTTTGTTTGATTCTCTATTTTGCACAACTGTGAGGTGGCTGTTTTGTTTATTTATAGCAGATTTGAATCGCTGATCCATGAGACAGGCGTGACCAAAGCATCCATCGCCCGCCGCATTGGCCGCACGCCAACCGTATGCCAGGACTGGAAGGCCGGCAAATCCGAGCCCAGCGCCGACCAGCTTCAG